CTTGCACTTGGCAAATCAGAGTTATTTGCTAGTCCGGCCGCCGCTTTAAGTGTGAAAGTATTGCTAGGCGCAGAATCCCCCACGCCTACAAGGCCAGCGGAGGTGATGCGCAGGCGTTCGGTGTTGTTGGTGTCAAAAACAATAGGACCAGCTTTGTCATTATGGATAAACATATCAGTGGCACTTGTATGCCCGATATAGCCCATCCTTGTAAGACCTGTTGTTTCGAAAAAATCAACAAAGTTGCCACTGCTTGTATTCTCAAAACGAGCGGTAGTACCTCCAGTCTCACTGACCACATGGAGCGTTTGACTTAGAGCTGCTTTATTGATGCCAACCCGACCACTGGAGTCAACAAACAACCTCCCAGACCCACCAGTGCTGATGGCTAATTGGTCTGCTCCGGGGCTGTAGATGCCAGTATCGTTGCCCGGGTCATCCTCAAAGGCAATCGACGGCGCCGCAGCGGTGCCATTAGGCACACCACGAAACAACTCCCCGATCGTGATGCGCTTGTTTTGATTAGCTGTAGCTGCCTCACTAATATCAACAATCGGCAAATAATCACCGCTTGCAGGATTAGTAAGTGCTGTTAGCTCAGAAATTTTGCGGTTGGCCATTGCTCAAACATCCTCCTGGATGGGCGTAGGTTGTTCTTGGTCCAAAGTCAACATAGGCGGCGGCAAAAATTCATCGCCAACCATGCTCCAGCCGATGCCAATTATCGCGTCCTCGGGTAATGCAAACGTGGTGCAATTTTCAGGTGGTTGCCACGAATCATCACCGTCCCAAAGGACGATGTTTGTGATTAAGCCTTCGGAATCAATAACAACGTGTTTCATGGTCACCAGACGTAAATGACAGCAGCGCCATTACCACCGGCGCCAGGAGTGCCTGTTCTAGCTCCGCCACCGCCGCCACCTGGAAAACTACCTGCTGTACCGCTTGAACCGCCAGCTCCACCATTACCGCCATAAAGGGAAACACCACCGGATTTTGAACCGCCTGAACTAGTCCCACCACCTCCTCCACCGCCATAACTAGAACTTCCACCAGTTTTATTAGCGGCGCCACCAGCACCACCAGAAAAAGCACCACTGCCTCCATCGGCCACAGTTAAACAACTACCGCCTGTAAAAAGCAAACCATGGCCAGATCCACCTACGTTGAAGTTTCCGGCGCTTATGGAACCACCACCACCACCGCCTAAAACATTACTACCATCTTCAAGTCCTCTTCCACCGCCATAAGCGTATAAAGCTACGCCTGTACCAACAAAAGAAGTTGTGCCTCCCACTGTGTCAGCTGCTCCACCCGCTCCGATTGTTACGGTTGCGGTGCTAGGTAAGTCACTGAGTTGTAATAAAATTTGTGTACAGCAACCACCGCCGCCGCCGCTGCCACTAGTCGAACCGCTCTTAAAACCACCAGCTCCACCGCCCCAAAGAGTTACAAGGGCAGCCACACCCGTTGAGGGTTTTGTCCAAGTGGTATTAGACGTGTAATAAAACTTTTGCCCAGTTGCGACCGTGCTCCAGTTGACATTTGTACCGTCACTAACAAGTGCCTTATTGGCATTGCCTGTTTGAGAAGGTAGCAATGCGTTCAATGCGTCATTGGCAGTTGTTTGGCCAGTGCCGCCATTGACGATTGGAGTAACGCCGCCGGATGCAAACGTAGTGCCTAATGTGCCAATGGTTATCCAGTTACTGTTGGAAGCATTGCGGATCTTCCAGGTTGCTGGGCTGGTTGACGTATCAATCCACGGCTGAAAAGCTGTTGTTACAGCGGGTGCGCTTACTCCGCTGCTCTGACTGAATAAAGCCGCCAGATTGTCATTGATGTCGGCGCGAACAGCCGGAAAGGTGGCGTTCTGGATTGTCTGATCAGACTGCGCCATTACAAGGCTCTCCCGAATCCAGTGGCAGTGTAGTGGTACGACTTAACAATCTTAGCCTCTGCTTGGAAGAAATCAACTTGGAAACCCGTTGCGGACACATTTGTTACTGTGTAACGTTCGGACGCCTTAAGGTCAATCGGCGTGACGCTCAGGGCGTTCAAATCATAAAAAACATTGGCAAAGGTGGTTGTTTGCGTGTTGATTGGCGACAGGCTGGACGTTACTTGCCGCAACAGCTCAGGAATAACCCTCAAGTTTTCTACGCAAATTGTGGCAGCAGTTGTTGTGGTGCTCAAGACCGCTTTGACCTGGAAGGCGCGACCCTGAACGACGCCATTAATCAGCTCGGTCCATGGACCCCATGTCGGAGTGCCACTTGGATTGTCGTTTGTAGAACGCACATATGTAATAACGTTGATGCCCTCAATGGCATTTACTGAGCCGTCAAAAAAGCCAGATTTCGCATCAAACAACCCATCAGCGGAATCAAAAAATTCGCCAGCGTCTAAGCCACGAATCAGGACGTAACGCCTAAAATACACGTCATAAGTATCAAAAAGATCCAGTGTTTCACTAAAATAATATTCACCCTGCAGGTCTCCAAATGCATAAATTGGTTCCCAATATTGAGGTGCAACGTAAGGTTCCAGTAAAATGACCAACGCTGTTTCAGACAGATCATATTCACAGTTGATGGCTGTACCGCTAAATGGTGTTGGCAGGTTCTCTTCTTCCCATTGCACGCCACCGACGTAATAATCATTGACGTAATTCAAAGCCACATATAGATTTAGCTTGAGCCGTGATTCATATTCGGGAAGCGTAACCTCAAAACCAGTTGCAGAAACTGATCGGTTGCCGAGATAATCTTCAAACTTGATAAAATATGTTCCAGGCAGAAGCGGAACCTGTTTTTGTGTGGCATTACCTGCAACCGCGTCAACAATTTGCGTGCTGGATGCCCATTCAGCAGACGTAATAGCACGCGGATCATGGCGAATAATGACTTTGCCACCGACACGCACATCAAGATCAGGTGATTGAGTCCATGTCAACAACGCAAGCGTTTCGCTGATTGGAATAAGAGTCAAGCCACTGGCATTTGAAGGCGGTGCATTAAGACCTTCAACCGTGTAGGTAGCAATCGCTGGGGCACTGAACAAAACACCGGTTGGGCTGATGCTGCTGACTTGAATTTCGTATGCGCCAGCTTTTACATCTTCAATATCAAATGTTGTGCCCTGTACTGTAACCGTCGTGAAATTATCATCCTCAAAGCGATATTTGACGCGAAAACGCTTAATACCTTTTGGACCGAGCCAGCCGAAGGTAATTTTTACCGCGATTCGTCCATTCAATTCATACTGAACTTCCTTGGTTGTGCCGCCACCCGGCGTGGCAATCTGAAGAATTTCTAGTGCAGTTGGAGGATCGGGAATAACATTCAATTCTGTGATATCCCTGAATTGCAGCGGGTCACCATTTTCAATGAAGTCGTACTTGCTTTCGTTATGCGCTAACGCCGTGATTTGATAGTTGATCCCATCTTGCTCAGTAATACCCAAAACGCGCCATGTGGATGCTTGCAGATTGGGGCTTTCCAGCATCCAAATGCTGTTGACATTAGGGGCAATAGAAAATGGCGAAAATACGGTGATATTAGCGTCAGAAATACTAACGACTTCGCGTTGCTCCAGCGTGCCATCAGGCAAAATAACGCTTAGAAGAGAACTGCCTGTAATGCTTAAATCCGTATCCGCTGTATCGTCAACGGTGATTACTGTTGTTGTTGCGGCGCTGATTCGACCCGCACGACGCGAGCCAGCCTTAACAGGATCTGCAATGAGGATGATTTGACCGGGGCGGACTTGCTGACCGGCTTCAAGGCTGGAGGTAAAACTGACAATTTCTTTTTCGTATCGTTCTGAGTACAGCAACCATCGGCCAATGCGATTGGCTTGACCACGGCTTGTGCAGGCAAAGGCTGTAATTTCAGTCTGTACGGCACCGTATTTGTTTATTGCATCTTCATCTTCAACAACCTCGTAAGCATTATTGCGTAATTCAATATCTAAGTAACTCACCACGGCCACATTAGGTCGCGTTTTTAGGCTTCCGCCGCTGTAACTGAAACCCTCTGATGTGATGTTTGCTGGGCTAAACAAAAAGGCTGGATCTTCTGGACGATCTTGAGCAATCGTCATGCTCCCATTGCTCCAGAAGCCTTGACACCGCATTACCGACAACAAATCGTTGACGAGCTTGAAGGCTTCTTCTGCTGTTTGAATTGTGGTGTTGCATGAAAAACGAGCTTCATTTCCACCAAAGCCGTCATCAACAAGTTCGTTGGCATATTTAGAGGCTGCAAAAAATGCCCACTTGTCCAGTTGCGCAACGTCAATATGCTCACCGAAACCGTATCGAGTACTGGTTAGTAAATCCCACAAAATCCAAGCTGGACAAGCACACCAAGTAGCGGCTGAATAAGTGCCATCCCAGACAAAATTTATTGGGTAAATAATTCGCCCAGTATCCGAATCAACTGTAACACCGCTAGGTATTTGTACTTTGACCCCTTTGATGAGATACGAACGGCTGGGAATGCTGCTGAACTGTTCAGCGTCAACTCTCAGACCAATGAGGGCAGCATTTGGATAACGAAGTTTTGCCCAAATAATTTCTGTATAGCTGCTCCAGCTAAATGCGTTGGTCAATAATGCACTAGTGCTGTCTTCAGTAACTCGCGTAATGCGAATATCAATAATGTCAGAAGGATTTGGACGATTTAATTCGATTAGATAATCTTTACGATATTCGTCGCCCGTTCTACCACTGATTAGATCGGTAGTTGCGCCATTGACACCAATCGGCAGATCAGTAAAACCACCACCGGCATACTGAATTGCAATTTTTAGCTCAACACTTGTGCCACTTGTATCACCTGTACCGCTGTTGATTTTTTGAAGTGATGGAATTGAAATGGTAATCCGAACAGCATCAACATCAACATCGGTAATTGTTTGCGTAATGGGAACATCTTTTACAATAGTCAATCCAACAGGTTTTTCGTCTTCAACGCCAGAATTAAATGGAATGAACGCTTGATTTTGCGTGCCATTACGAGTGTAAATTGTGACATCCTCAAAGTTATATGTGCCATTCAGGTTTTGCAGTGCAGTGTTATTAAGAAAGACAGAAGGAAGACCAGATTGAGTTAGAACGTCATCAATTAAAACTTCACGTTGAACAAGTCCTTCAATCTCACCTTCGGAGATCAGGTCAATAACATTTGCGTATTGTCTGGAATCAAGACTGTCAGGAGCCGTTGAAGGTGTCCGTGAACTGCCTCCAGTATCTTTGCCACCACTGCCAGCCCCACTGATGTAAGTCATACCTTCACCTGTTCCGTGTCAACGCCGGCGGAGATTACAACACTACCCGCCAAAGTTTTTCCGTACACAATCGGAACAGGTACACCCTGGCGGCTAGTTTGCTGAATACCTGAAAAATTGAAGTTGGTGCGAGCGTCGGTTTGTTCAGGTGGGGTTTGCGGTACAGGTGCCAATAATTGTGCTACGCCACCAAGAACAAGAACAGAGCCAATCTTAAATAATGCCATACTTCCTGCTGCTGCTCCAGCTTCTGTTCCAAAACTGCCCAATACACCAGCCCAAGCACCTTGGCCAAAACTGACAAATGACAGCGCAATTAACGCCACACCAGCAATAATTTGAGCAGTTGATCCGCCTGCACCAACCACAACTGGAGTAATTTTTATTTCTTGCATACCAGCGGGTATTTCAAGTTCATCCAACGTAATTGCGTACTTCCCAACCGTTACTTTGTAGTGCTGATCGGCCATGTGTTTTTCAATGGCTGGAAAATTTGCCACTAAAAACCGAATGGCCTCAGCGGGATTGGCAACATCTGCCTCAAAAACACGTTTGCCGATGAACTTGGCCAACGGTCCGTAGAGCTTGATCTTACGAAGCATGGCGCAACCTCCTTCCGACGCATTTTAGGAGCCAAGACCCCAGCATGTCTCTACTACTCAAACGATTTTGCAGGTGATGCAAAAGCATCCCGTCACCCAAATACACGCCGCAGTGGTTCAAACCGGGTGAGCCAATCGACAGTAGCAAGAGGTCTCCACGTTCTAAACACTCGTCTTCCCTTAGCTGGCGAAAGCCTGTAGCTGCCCAGCAACCTTCAAACATTGGTGATTGGATAAACTCCTCTGGGTCGAATGGGCGTTCCCAGTCACGCAGTACGATGCCATTTTCGGCGTACCAGTCTCGCGCCAGTGTCCAACAGTCCTGCACAGCCCAAACCCACTGTCGTCCAATCAACGGCGCTTTGTACCCGCATGGTGTATAAGTGCCCCAGGATTGAGTTTTTGGATTGACGATATACCAAGGAAGCCCGCTGCTTTCGGCTGCTACCTTATCAGCATCACTGGCGATAGCTGGCGTTATTGGATGACTGTGAACAATGGCAATAATCTCGCCAGTGTCCTCGGCTAGTGCATAATCATCAGGCGAAATTGCAAACATTTGCTCCGCATGATTTGCCAAATTTTTACAAGGCCAATACTGTTTTTTGCCTTTGATAACCACCAACAATCCACAGGCTTCGCGTGGATCTTCAGCTTGCGCGTGCTCCAGTGCCTTGATGCGCCAACTCATGCGAAATACGTGCCGATACCAGGGAAACCGC